CGGTGCGGTAGGCGTATCATTTGCTCCACACTACCGGAGAGCCGCCATGCGTGACCACCTTCTCGGATGCCAAGCATTCCTGCTGCCCGAGCGCGGGTCAATGACTGTCGGCGCGTGCGCTGGCGGCAGACGCAGCACCACGAGATCCAGCGCCGCAGCGGCCAAGCGCGCCGCCACCGCGGTGGGGTTGCGGACCTTCTGGAGCAGCGCCAGCGCGATCACGATGTCGTAGTTGCGCTTGGGCTGCCACACGTTGGCGTCACCGACTTCGAACGTCACCGGCAGATCGCCACGCAGCTTGTTGGCGACCTTGACGTGCTCCGGCACGATTTCGACGCCGTGCACCGCGATCGCGCCGGCCTTGGCGAGTTCGATGCTGATCAGACCTTCGGCGCAGCCCACGTCGAGCACGGTCTTGCCGCGCACCGCCATGAACAGCCGATCCAGGCCGTTGAGTTGCTGCTCCAGCGTCCGATCGCCCGGCCGCCCCGGAGTGGAGAACCACCCCTTCTTCACGTCTTTTCCAGCCATCGCCACACCTTTCCGTTACGGAACTCTTCGAGCGTCGCTTGATTGTCCGCGAGAACTTGGAAGAATTGCAGGCGCCCCTCCGGCATCGGAGGGCTGCGCAACGATTCAACGGTGAGCGGCCCGGTGAGATGGTACGCAGCCGCAGTCTCTCCGATGCTGAGAGACGGCACACCCTCAATCATCGCCGTGATGCTCGCCGAACTGCTGTGTGAGATCAGCAGGCGCACATCGGGTAGCAGACTCTCCAACGTGACCGCTGCGGCCTTCTTGTCACGGTTCCACGGTCGCACTTTCACGGGGATGCTGGTGCCGGCTTGGCGTTGCAGAACTTCCAGCTGCGCCAGCGTTTCGCGCGTCCAATCGTAGCTAGGCCCGCGGCCAAGCGTTGACTTCATGAAGTCGTCGGACTGCGGGCATACGAGGATGTAGCCGTCCGGGTTCGGCCGCCACGGCTTGATGTCAATTCCCAATTCCGCAAAGCGCTCGCCGGTGCTGGTCTTGCCGCGCGGGTCAACTTGCAGCGCGTTCTTCGTGACGCGGAAGTAGATGCCGCGGTGCTTGTCGAAGTAGGAGTTGTCGATGTACCACCACGTGCCTTGCTGCGCGCGGCGGAAGTTCTGCATCTGGCCCTCGGTGCCGAAGAAGACGGCGCCGGTGGCGTGCTTGGGTGCGCCGGCGGCGAAGGCGTTGCAGATCAGCTTGCTCTTCTCTTTGCCGGGCACGGGGTAGAGGGTCAGACCCATCGCGGGCTCTCTTTCAGCTTGGCCAGAATGCGAGCGAACGGCTCGCCCGTCGCGATCTCGTCGAAGTGCCACTGGTTGTGCGCCATGCGCTCCAGCGCCACCTCGCGATTGTCGACCCACTTCTCGCAGATCCAGTGCGGCGCGAAGTGCTGCACGGGGATGCCTTCGACGAGAGCGCGCACGCCGATCGCGCTGCTCCAGATCACGACGCTGCGCGCGCCGGCCAGGGCCTGGGCGTCCTTGTCGAGTTTGCCCTTGTCGCCGGGATGCGCCATCAGCTTGACCGGGAACGGGGCGTGCCGGCGCAGGTTCGCCTCCATGCGCTTACCCCAGTTGGGCGGGCTGGCCATCAGCGTCGAGCCGATGCCGCGCTGATCGCGCACGAGGATGTACTGGCCGCCGTCGCGCATCGGCTTGACCGTCCAGCCCAGATTGTCGAAGCGCTTGTCGTCGCCGACCGGGAACCAGCCCGAGCCGTTGTGACCGTGCACACTGACCGCGTAGTAGGTCTTGTCGACCTTCTGCAAGTAGCCGTTCTCCAGCACGATCACGGTGCCGCCCTTGCGCTCCCACGCATCGGCGCCTTGCTCGTCGATGCCGCGCTTGCGGTTCCAGATCACGAGCAGATCTTCGGGGCCGTGAGGGCTGAAGCGGTTGTTCGGGTAGGGGGACGAGTAGAGCTTGTAGCCCAGCCGCGCGAGGCCGTTGCTGATCGCCTGCGCGCGGTAGGCAGGCTCGGGCCGGATGCAGAAGACCGCGATGCGGCTCATCGCACGAGCTCCCTTTCCAGGTCACCCATCGGAAAGTGCGTGAGCGCCGAGCCCGGGGTGCAGTTCACGACCGTCACGCCTTCGGCCTTCAGGTCGGCGGCGAGCACGCCCATCTTCTTGCGCCACTCTTCGAACTGCTGGGCTTGCACCAGCGGCTTCGGGTGGTCGGGGTGCCAGTGCTTCTCACCGTTCGGGCCTGGCTTCATGTCCATGCCGATCAGCAGGATGCGGCGCGCGCCGAAGTGGTAGGCGAGGTTGATCGCTCCGGCGCCACTGTTGCCGTTCACGCGCAGACCTTGCTTGCCTAGGCCGTCCTTGGCTTCCCATCGGATGTGGTTGATCTGGAACTGCTCGGCCGCGCCGCGGTCTTGCGTCCAGAGGCAGCTGCGATTGATGTTCTGCTTGACCTTCATGTGGTTGTGCTTCCACCAGAGGTAGTCGCAAGCGTAAACCGCATCAGGATGCCCGAGGATCTCGTAGCTGTTGTTGACCGCGATGGCCTTCACCGGCGCGTCGTTGACGACGGTGGCTTGCTGGATCGTGAGGCTCGGGCCGCTGGCGACGACCACCACGGTGTGGCCGCGCCAGTCGGGTTTCGGGTGTTGCGTCACGAGATGTCGTTGAGGTGGATGCCGCACAGGCGCTGGAGTTCACGATCATAGAACTCCGCGAGGGCAGTGATCTCGCTGTGAGGCCCGGCGAGATCCAGCCACATCTTGGGCGGCCTGCCCGCTGCCTCGTTGAGCATGGTCGTCAGGTCGTATTCGCGCGGGAAGTCGGCCTGCATCTCGGGCGGCGTGTGGTCGAACTCTTCGAACGCCGTGATCTGCTGCTTGCGCTCAACGGCGCCGATCATCTGGTCTTCGTAGGCGCGGTACTCGCGATCCGGTACGCCAAGCGGGAAGCGACGGCGCAGATGGATTGTCCGGTCCTGGGGATCCGGCTCGGGCGGCAGGAATGCTTGGCATCCGAGAAGGTGGTCACGCATGGCGGCTCTCCGGTAGTGTGGAGCAAATGATACGCCTACCGCACCGTACCTTGCAAGCGGTCTGACACCAGCTTGGCGTAGCCGGCGATGTCCACCCACGAGTCGGCGTAGTCCGGGTCGCCGTTGATGATGCGGCCGATCTTGTGCGCGATCATCTCCAGAGCTTCCCACTGGTCGTCGGTGAGACCCTTGTTGCGCTTTGCGAGTTCCTCGGCCATGACGCGCTTGAGGCGTTGCGTCACCTCGGCGTGGCCGATGAAAGGGCCGTAGCGGTTGCCGCGGTCGGTGAGGGTTTGGGTCAGGTCTTCGCTCATGTCAGTCCTTCAGGTATTGGTCGTAGGGGATCTTGGGCTGGTGCAGCGGCTTGAAGCCCCACTTCTGCACCTTCGGGCCGGTGATGAACAACGTCCACGCGGTCTCCCCCGGCTTCAACTCCAACATGTGGTAGTCGGCTGCGCGCCGGAACAGCACCGAGCCCGCGCCATGCCAGTCGCACCAGACGTAGGCGCCGTTCTCATCGAACCGATGCTCCCAGTACCCACCGCGCAAGATCACCGTCATGAACGGCCACGGGTGGTCGTGCGGATCGCGGCCCTCGTCGCTGCGCAGGATGTGGTGCACGCGGATGGCGATGCCCAGACGCTGGAAGCACCATGCGATCGGCCGGCGCCAGAATGAGACTGGGCCGGTGCCGTCGGTGTCCTTGTAGATGTACCGGGCACCCACTGAAGGTGAGCCGAACGGCACGGAAATCTCACGCTCGATCACCTGTCGGTACGGCACCAGCCAGTACCGCTCCATGTAGCCAGGCAAGTGGAAATAGGGCGTGCGCATCGCGCGCCGGATGAGCCAGTCAATCATGAGAGATCCTTCGGTTTGAGAGCCAGAGCGTCCATGGTGGCGTCGAGAACGCCCCGCTTCTCGACGAGCCGCTCGGCTACTGTCTCGTCGATGGTGTTGCGCGCAATGATCTGGTAGACCAGCACCTCGCGGTCAAAGCCCGCCTGCATCTGCCGCATCGGCCCGACGCGCTCGATGATCTGGTCGTGCGGGTCAAGGTCGAACGTGAGCGCGAAGAACACGATGATGTGGCACACGTTCTGGAAGCCATCGACCCCGTGACCGATGCTCTGCGGGTGCACGAACGCCAGCGGGATCTCGCCGCGCTTGAACGCATCCTCGTCGGCCTTGGTGCTGATGTGCCGACCGTCGGGGAATCGCTTCTTCAGCCGCGCCAGGTCGGGCTTGAAGTGGTAGGCGACGAGGATCGGCTCGCCGTCGTTCTCTTCGATGATCGACTCCAGCGCGTCGAGCTTCTCTTCGTGCGCCTCGACCCAGTGCGACACGTCGCGCTCGATCTGCTCGTCGGAGCCGGTGTAGATCGCGCCGTTGGCCAGCTGCTGGCACTTGATGATCTTGGCGGCTGCAGCGAAGGCCTCGATGTCGTGGCCCTGGATCTGCGTGAGCATGTCCCGCTCCATCTCGCGGTACTTCTTGCGAGCCTCGGGCGGCAGATCGACGTACACCGGCACGACGATCGGATCCTTGATGTCGAACCAGTCCTTCGGGTTGAGGGCGAGCGTCACGTCCTTCATGAGCGTGGTGATCTCGTTGAAGGCGTGCGGGAACGCGATGCGCGAGATCCGAGTCTTGTGCGCGTTCACCGCGTCCTTGGCCCGCTTGTAGCCGAACCAGCGCTGTTCGAAGGCGTCGTAGGAGCGGCCGAGCCGCATGCCCTGGTCAATGAACCACATCGGCGCCCAGAGGTTGCTCAGGCCGTTCGGCGCGATGGTGCCGGAGAGATTGATCCAGCGGCGCACTTTGGTGTGCGCGATTTGGGCCAGCGCCTGTGCGCGCTTGCCGCCTTGCTTGAGGCGGAAGCTGCGCAGTTTGCTGGCCTCGTCAGGCACGACCATATCAAAGGGCCATTGCTCACCGAGGTGCTCAACAAGCCACGGCAGATTCTCGTAGTTGACCGCGTAGATGTCGGCCTTGTCGTTGCGCAGCGCAGCGATGCGCTCGTCAGTCCGCCCGACGATCGGCTGAATCTTCAGGTGCGCGAACTCGCGCCACTTCAGCGGTTCTTCCGGCCAGGTTGAGCGCGCCACACGCAACGGCGCCGTCACGAGCGTTTTGTTAACCTCGCCGGCTAGGCGCAACCGGTCGTGGATCTCCAGCACGGCCGGGGTCTTGCCCATGCCCATGCGCGCCAGCAGGTTGCAGCGACGCTTGTCCACGCCGAAGTCGATGAGCGGCGGCTGCCAGGGCCGTGGGGTGAAGGTCTTCACAGCGGAGGGAGCCACTCGTCCAGTTGTTCTTCGGTGCTGATCACCAACACCACGCAACCTGCGGCGCGCATGCGCTCGTGCTCGCGGGCTTGGCCGACCGTGGGCTTGCCGCCGGGGGCCTTGGTCTCGATGAAGGGGTGGTGCACAGCCCCGTTCTCGTAGCGCAACTTGTTAGGGTCGGCCACCGCAGGTACACCTTTCACCCACAGCACCATCACGTCCGGTGCATACCGGCGGCCCAGCCACGCCACGGCGCGGATCTCGCCGCCGTAGGCTTCCACCCGTTTCTTGAGCTTCTCGCGCAACTTGCCTTCAGCGGCCATTCCAGATACCTCTCGGCTTCTCCAAGATCGAGCGCAGTGAGTTGTCCACGCGGTCGATCAACTCCAGATGGTCGGGGTTCACGCACAGCGGGTTGCCGCACAGGTGCTCCACCGTCTCTTCGTCCGGGTGCAGCGGTCGGCCCTCCAGCGTCTCGGCCATCACGCGATGCGCACGCAGGCTCTTGTGCTGGCCGTTCACGCGCACGTTGACCTTGCCGTAGGGCCAGCGCTTGCCGTCGGTCGTGCCGGTCCAAAGCCAGCAGCCGTTCTCGTTCTGATCATCGGGCTTGTGGCTGTTGGCCACGAGCCTCTCAAAGAGGCTGCCGTAGCGCCTATTCATGTGCGGCTCCCTTGGCGCGCCGCCGCGCCGTGATGTCCGAACCCGAGCACAGGTGCGCGGGCATCTTGAGGTCGGCGCTGGCGGACTCCACCGTCACGTAACCCCGGCCGCAGCCCATGCAGGTTCGACGGCGGTAGACCCTCGTCTCGTCGCGGCGCGTCTCGTAGACCGGTTGCTTGCGAGCGCTGCCGCAGTGCGGACACTTCATTCCGGCACCACGTCGAAGTCATCGTCACTCAGGTCGCAAACGTGCACCTTGCCCGGTTCGTTGCTGAAGAGCACCCACTTGCCGGTCTGCTGGCGCCAGCGCACGTCGGTGCTGCCGCAGCGGTTGCAGCGCGGTTCACGCTCAGGCGTGTCGTCAGTGTCGGTCACGGTCATGGTGGTCAGGTCGTACATCTTGGGCATGGTCACTTCCTGTAGCGCTTGGTCTCGGAACCTTCGGCCGCCAAGGGCAGACCGTTGGCCCAGTCAGGCGGCGTGGCAAGGAACCTTGCTACCGCTTCGCCGCTATACTCATCGGTGTCGGGCGTCTCACAGATCGCCTCATCGTGAACGTGCATGACGACCGGGTAGCCGTTGGCTTCGCAACGCTTGAGCCCTTCGGCAAACACGTCCCGGGCGGTTGCCTGTGTCACGTTTTCCGCGAGCCGGCCCCCATATGTGCGCAGGCGCTCCCAACGCCGAGAATATTGGTTGAGCCCAACGTAGCTCAAGCCACCGTGTGGGTTGTCAACCATCTCGCCTGTCGCAAGATCAACCGTCTTCTTCGGCTCAAACTTCGGTGATGGGTAGCACAGCACGCGGCCACTCGGCAGGCGAATGCGCAACCACTGGCCGTCACGACGCAACTTCAGCTTGCCGCAAGTCTGAGTCTCTCCGGGCACCTTGACCGCGCGGATCGCCGCGTCTTCCAAGTCGTACCAGAAGGCTGCAATGTTCGGGTTTGCGGCACGCCAAGCGCGCACGATTTCAAGCACGCGGTCTTCGTCAAGGTTCACGCCGTAGAGCTTTGCCATGCTGCCAAACGCGCCGACAGCACCTTGGAAGCCGCAGTTGTGGACTAGCTTCCCGCTCACAGTGAATCTATTTCGTGGCCCAGCGTTCAGGATGTCATAGACAACAGCCTGGCTTGAATGCCGCGCCAGTTCTTCCTTTTCTCCGCAACGGTCTTCCACGCATCGGCGATGATTTCCTCTCTCGTCATGCCCGCCGCCAGCCGTCGTAGTACAGGGTTCTTTGTGTAGGGCCAGTCCGCTTGACGCCACACTGGATGCTTGCATCGTTGCGTGTTGCGTCTGTTTTGCCGCGGAGTTGCCCATCGCAGATTTCCAGCGGCGTAGTGACCGTTGTTGTCTTCGCGGTCGATCTCCAATGTCTCGTCTGGTAAACCCAAGTGCTGCATCACGTAGGCGCAAGCAGAGTTCACTGATTTGAACTTGAATTGAATCCCGCGCCCGCCGTAGGCTGCCCACGCAGGCGAGTTCGGATTTGTGCATCGCTGCTTCGCAGCCATCAACCGCCTGTACAACCAACGGGGCGCAAGTCTTGGCTTCTCGCACGGAAGGCACCCTGTTGATCTGCCTTGTTCTAGGTTGGCCAAGGAACACCACTTCTCCGTTCCGCATCCGGTGCACGCTACATGCACGTAGCAGCAACTCCACCCCCTCGTGTACAGACGGATCGGCGACATCACGACAACCCACCCGTATCGGGCGCCGATCTGATCCAGATTCAACGAGATGTTGTCTGCGTGCGGAGGCGAATCCAAAAGGTACAGGCCATGTTGAGTCCTGCGTCCAGACGATGTGGTCGGGCGTCGCTGTGAGTCCTTCATACGTAATGACTTCCTTAGTACCGCGACATACTACACCTTCATGGCTAACCCAATCAACGCCATCCCACACAAGCATCTCGCGAGTGACTTCTTCAATCGGCACAAGTCCTTTGTTTGTGAGAACGAGTTGACCGGCCGCGATGCACGCCAATTCTTGGACCTTGCCGATCAGCCGCATCGTTCCTCCAGCTTCCTCGTCGGCGCGCACCTCTTCCACCGGTACGCCGAACGATCGTGAGTAGCCCTCGATGTAGAGATCGTCACCGTTGGCAAACGCCTTGATCTTCCACTCTTCGCCGGCAAGCCAAGCGAGTACGCGCCCTTCAATGTTGGACAAGTCAGCGCGGCACAGCTTCTTTCCCGGTGCCGCGATCAGTGCACCGCGCACCGTAGACCCGATCACGTCCATGGCGTTGTCGTAGACCAATTCCACAGCGCCGCACTTGATCGTCTCCACCGCGAAGTCGTATTGGTGCTTCAGGTACTTCGGCACGCGGCTCAGGTTCTGCAGCTGCACGAGCCGACCGGCCCAGCGGTTAGTGCGGCTGGCACCGCCGAACTGAAGCGTGCCGCGCAGGCGACCGTCGCTGGACGTTGCGCGCAAAAATGCTTTGTACTTGCTGACGCTCGTGCCACTGGCTTGCAGTCTGATGTGCAGCAGCTCCTTGACCGGCTCGGGCAGTTCGGGGTCTTCCAGCCGGCGCTCAAGCGTACCGGCTTGCATGTCGGGTAGCGAGACGCCGTAGGCTTTGAGCAAATGCGCAAGCAGCGCATCGCGTTGGGTGGCGGCCTGCACTGCGCCATCAGTCATCTCGGCTGCGCGCTCGGCAAGCCGCAGCTTCTCCGCATCGGCTGCCTGCACAGCTGCTTCGCAAAACTCAAGATCAACGGCGATGCCGCGTTCGTTGATGACGCGATCCAGCCGCCACATGGCGAGCTCGCTCTCGTTGAGGTTCCATTTCGGCAGCTTTGCAATGCACTCTCGCATCGCCACGATGTCAGCGCCTGCGTACTCAAGAAACTCTTGCCACTTCTCGTGGTGCGTCTCTCGGGTGGCGCGCTTGCGGCCGGAGGCTTCGGTCGGCGGGATGCAGAACAGGCGTACCAGATCCTTGCCGGTCTTCAGCTTGCGTTTGTCCTGCGCCACCTCCAGCGCCGCGCACAGCGCATCAAGAGCGCCTGGCATGGAGTGCATGTAGGCCAAGCACATGGAGCAGCGCCAGCGCTCAAGCGGGATGTCAATGCCCAGTCCAGCCTTGATAACCGTGCGGTCAAAAGCGACGTTGTGCGCCCAGACAATCACGCTCTCATCAGCCAGCGCCGCGGCAAGATCGTCAGGCATGGCGCCGCCAGCCGTCACGTCCCATACTCGCACCGGTCCATCGTCCAGCGCGTAAGAGACGATCATGACTTCAACGGCTTCGCTGTACTTGTGCACGCCATCCTTGAGAGGAATCGTGCTGTACGTCTCGGTGTCAAGGTAGAGGATGTCAGGCATTTTGGTGAGGGTGCTTGGGTCGCTTGTCCAAGTTGAGTAGTGCCCCGGGGCCTTTATACGGCGCTGTCCCCCGGTATCCCGTTCCGCCG